TCGCCGTTGTCCATGAACGCCACCGAGGGGTCGCCTTTCAGATGGTCACCCTTGGTGGCGTCACGCTCGCCGGCCAGCAGCACCGACGACGGATCCTCGCCACGCCCGACGCGCTCGCGCTCCTCGTTCTCGATGCGCTCGCGCTCTTCGGCTTCCTTACGCTCCGCGCGCTGACGCGGGGACAGGTCCGACGACGGGTCCTCGCCACGCTCGACGCGCTGGCGCTCCTCTTCCTCGCGCTTGATGTCGTCTTCGGCCCTGACGACGCGGTAGCGCTCCACCAGCGCGGCGTCCTCGTGCGTGAACAGCGCGGTACCGTGTCGGCTCATGGCGTCGTTGTACGCCTCCTCGGACGGCCGGGCGTTGGGCGCGTCCATGGGCGTGATGCTCGGGCCGCTGTCTGTATTCTTCGGCATCGATGTTCCCCTTACGGTCATCGGGCGTGTGTGCAGGACAATTACCCCACACACACGCCCGACACACCAGTCCCTACGCGGCGACGATCGTGGCCCCGGCAGCGATCGGGACATACGTGAGATACCACGTGATGCCGCCGTCCGCACCGGTTGCCGTCACCTGCTCGATGGTGCCGGCAGCGACGGCCAGCCAGCGCGTGAGCATCGGAGCGATGCCCGGTCCCGTCTCCGGCGTGTCGCCCGTCAGCGCATCGAATGAGATGATGTTGCCCGCAGGCGTGTCGGTGGTCCCCAGGTCGGTGGCCGCGAAAATGTCTTTCGTGGTCCCTGTGGTCGGGTTGGCTTGCAGCTTCACCGTGTTGGCCGCCGTGATGGCCGTCGTAACCTCGCCGAGAAACGACGTGATGACGCACAGGCCCGAGACGGTGAAGAGGGTCTTCGTCTCCACCACCAGGGGCGTGTACGCCTTGCTGACAGTGGTACCCAGCACGCCCTTGGTGAAGGCGGCACCCTGATTGAGTTGTCCCATGTCCTCCCCCGTCCTAGGCGTTCGTCGCGCCCGGGTTCAACAGGTTGCCCAGGTTGACGGGCGCCCGCTGAACGGCGAGATCATGGAGAAGGTACAGGCACACGCTGAGCTGGGCCGTGCCCGTGGTGACAGCAGCCGTCAGACTCACGTGGGTGTACCCCGCGTCGAGCTGGGCCGCGTCCACCTCGATAACGATCAGTTTCTGCATCGCCCCGTAGGTCGCGCCGACCACGGTGCACTCCGACGCGAGCGTCTGGGTGATCTTCACCCACGACTCGTCGTTGTCGAGTGCCGTCTCAGCCTTGATGTAGAAGGCGGTGATCGCGTCCAGGTCGGCCGACGTCCCGCCCGTGTACGCGGTGTGCTGCTGTACGTCGAGGACCAGATCGTCAGCGCCACCCGTACCGGTCGCCACGACGAACGTGATCCCGGTCGCATTCTGCAAGCTGATCCGCTTGCCGGTGGCGGCATTCGACGTGTCCAGATCGACAGGCGCCCAGCCAAGCCCGATGTCGAACAGTCTTCCGAGTGCGTCCATAGTGGACTCCATCTCCCCGGTGGGGGGTTGATTGCCCGCCGGGCTCTGCCTACTCCCCGGACGATCCGGGGTACGGCTTTACGTGGTTCGCGCGTGTGGCCCGGCTCGAACGGGCAACCGGCCTGACGACCGGGCACAGGCGCCGCACACTAGGCGCGGACGGCGAGCTGAACGAACGGGCTCAGCGATGCGCTGTTGTTCTTCGGCGTGATGGCGGACTGGATCCACGGCCGGCCGTCGACGCGCTGGATCACGCGGTACGCGGTCAGGTCGTTACCGAACTTGTAGTGCGAGCTGGACTCGGCCGTCATGGTCTGCCGGTCCCCGATGAGGTACATGCCGGGGTCGACAAACGACAGGTCGCCCTGCGAGCCGACCACGCCGGGCGCCTTTTCCGTCATGATGACCGGGCGGCCAAGCAGGGTCAGTTGCGGCGCGTTGTGCGCGTCGGTCAGCCACACCGCCGACCCACCGGTACCCACGGCAAGAGCCATGGTGGCAAGCTCGCTGAACACGTCCGGCGAGGCCAGCCAGATAGCGCGGCCCAGGCTGGAGGGCAACATCCGGGAGTACATCTCGATGACGTTCTCCCACACGACGGTGGCCGCCGTCTGGCCGGCCTCCTTCGCGATGGTGATCAGTGCGGCGTTCGTGGTCGACAGGATACCGAGCGGCTCGCCCACCCCGGACCCCGAGATGAACGCAAGGTCCTCGTACCAGGCGACGGCCTCGGGGAAGATCTCGTCCAGGAACGTGCCGAGGCCGCCCCAGTCGTTCACGAGCTCGTTGGGAACCTCGGCGTACGCCGTCAGCTTCTTGGCCTCCAGAGTGACCCGCCCGAAGGTGGCCTGCGAGGCGGTGAGTGCCGCGCCTTCGGCCGTCCAGTACGCGACCACGCCACCGAAGACGCTCGACACGTTGCTACTGCTGTCCAGCGTCGGGAAGCTGAGGCGGAGCGAGCCCATCGGCACGACGCGGGCACGCGGGCGCATGATGGCCGTCGCCAGCGAGACGCGCAGGATCTCGGAGCGAATCTCCTCGGGCACGAGGAAACCACCCTCGGAGGGGATCTTCTCCGACCAGTTGCGGACCTTCGTGAAGCGCTCGCGCGCCTCCTTGGTCACATGGCCGTTGGTCACGTTGTGCGGCGCGATGTCCTGGAAGAAGGTTGCCTTGTCCTGGTACACGCCATTGCCGACGACCCCGACCGCGTGCGGACTGTTGAGCTTGTTCACCTTGTCCCACGCGGCGGTACCCGGCGCGGTGGTCGGATCACCCAGGTCCAGGCGCGGCAGGTCCACCTGGTTGTCTTTCAGCCACTGGGTCAGCGTCTTGTTCGTCTCGTCACGCACCTGCGCGAGGATGCCCGGATCGGCCGCCGCCCGCTTGGCCGCGTACGCCTTGATGAATTCCGGGAACGTCCCGTCCTGGATACGGGCCATGACCTTGGTCGCATCGTTCAGTTCGTTTTCCAGGCCCTCGGTCGTGTCCGGGATCTGGGCGGACGGGACGTCCAACTCCTTGGGCGGCGCCGCGCGGTTGACGACCGGGCCGCCATGGGTCTGCATGTGGTGGGTCAGCGCGCGACGCTGCCAACCGGGAAGGTGAGAAGTGTTCACCTGAACGCTCCTTTCAGGGCGTCGCGTACTGCCTTCGGGTCCCATCCGGCCATCGGGTCGGCGGGAAACTTGTCTTCCGGTTCGTCGGCCGGCTCCGGGGGTGTCCGGCCGACGCCGATCTCATCCACCAGTCCGGCTGTGAGTGCGGCTTCGGCGGTGTACCACGTGCCGGCACCAGCGTCTACCTGCATCCGCTCACGCCATTCGGTGGCCGTGCCTCCGGCCCGCTCGGCGTAGATGCTGGCGATGTTGTCGGACAGATCGTCGAGCAACTCGGCCATGGCACGCATGTCGCCCGCATTGCCCCAGGAGATGCCGGAAGCGTCATGGATCATCATACGAGCGGTACGGGCCATCGTGATGCGATGGCCGGCCATGGCGATGAAGCTCGCGGCGCTGGCGGCCAGGCCGTCGACGTACACGGCGACGTCACCGGGGTGGGTCAACAGCGCGTTGTAGATGGCGATCGCATCGAAGACCTGCCCACCCTCGCTGTTGATCCGAACGTCGATGTCGACCGGCCCGAGGGCGCGAAGATCGGTCACGAACTGAGCGGCGGTGATCCCCCACCAGTCCGAGATCGCCTCATAGATGAGGATCTCGGGACGGTGGTCGCCGCCATGGTTCGTGATCTTGTACCACGGGTCGGTCTGACCGACCAGCTTCTCCGCCTTGTCGAGCGGGGGTGTCAGCGCCTTGATCTGGCCGGCGAGCGCCGTGAGCTTGCGGACATTGGGCACGGCGTCACTCTCCTTGTCGATCTTCGGGCGGTAGGTCCCCCGACAGCGTAGGCCACCCTTGCAGCGGTAATAGCCACCGTTCGGGTAGGCGAAGCGGGCAATAGCCAGCGTGGCGTACACGGTGCCGTGCACATCCCCGCACGGCTCGCACGTATTCGAGTCGAGCGCCTCATCGGCTACCCACTGCATGTCGTCGGGCGCGCGCTGAAAGGTGGCGTGACGGCCTTCGCTGTTCGCAGCCCAGAGAGCGCCGCCCAGCTCGGCCCGCGTACCGGCATCGGTGAAGGTGGCGAGGTACTCGACCAGGCGCTCAGCGACCTCGACGGCGGCCATGCCGGGGGCGGCCAGGCGCCAGGCGGCACGCGCGGCCGCCAGCGCCAGCGCGGCCGCGAGCAGCGTGGCGGTCACCCCGGCGATGACAGCCACGTCGCCCGCGTAGTCCTCCTCGGGCGCCGGCTCGATACCGTCCAGCTCGCTGGCGGCCTCCACGGCCCCGGCCGCCGCCTGTGCGTCCAGCGCGGTGGTGATGAGCGCGGCCGCCGTGGACGAGTCGAGGGTGAGCGTGGCCAGATCCTCGGCGTCGAGCCTGCCGGTCTCCGAGCGAATCAGCGCCCGGACCTGACTGGCCAGATCCTCGCGCCAGCCCTGCGTGACGGCGGCCATGTCGGCCGTGAGCGCGTCGAGCCGCTCGTTCAGCGCCTCAAGATGGGCGAGCTGGGCCGGTGTCGCGCTACGCGCCATCGTCGGCGCCAGGGTCAGGGTCGCGGGTCAACCGGCCACAGAACACGCACGGCCCGCTGTTCGGGTGCCCATGGGCACAGGTGGCTTTCGCCAGGCTGACGAATTCACGGGCGACAGCGTGCGTCACCAGGGCGTGAGCCTGGTCATCGGACAACACGGCGCGCAGGCGGCGCCTCATCCCGGTACCCCCTCAGGCTCGGGCTGCGCGGTGGTCACGACGCGCTGGCGCATCGGTGGCAGGCCCACCACGACGGCAGCGTCCTCCGGCTCCACGCCAGCCGCGACCAGGGTCGCGAACGCCGATGCCTTGCTGGCGCGCTCCTTGTCGTCAGCTTCCCGGTCGGCCGGCACGGGGGAGGCGTAGTCCCACTCCATGCGCCGCTCGGTGCCCTTACCCCACATCGGCAACAGGTCGTTGTTCAGCGCCGCCTTGATGCGCTCCAGGCGCGGCACGATCAGCCAGTTCGCATGGATCACGGACATGGCCTCAGCCGTCGCCCGGTTGACATCGGACACGCTACCCAGCAGCGGCTTCGGGTAGCGGTACGCCTCGCGGATGGTCTCGCCACTGAGCGCGCGCAGCTCGGCGAACTGCATGTCGCGCATGTTGAATCCGACCTGTTGGTACTTGCCGTGCTCCAGGAACGCGACGCGGTGTGACGCGCTCACGCCCCGGTGGGATTCGTTCCAGCGCGCCACAAGCTGATTGAATTCGCGATCCTGGAGTGACGTGGGGATCTCCACCACGCCACCCGGACGGGCAGAGTTGACGAAGAAGTTGCGATTCCACTCAGCCGAATAGCGGGCCGAATCCAAGTCGGTCAGCAGTGCCTGAACGGGGCCCATGCCCCGGTAGATATCGGCCGGATTGGGCATCCGGATGAATATGACCTCATCAACTTTCAGCGGAATCTTTTCGCCATCGGGCGACGTATAGACGTAACCCGATATGAACTTGGTCGGATGCTTGACCGGGGCCATCCGGTCCGGGCGTACCGGCCATAGTTCATAGGGCAGGCCGCCCAGCCTGCCCACCACCCACCAGCACTCGCCGACCAGGTCCAGATGCTGCTGGACCGTCTCCACGAATTCCTGACGGGTAAAGAAGTCATTGGGCTTACCCCACACGATCTCGCTCGCGTGCGACATGCGGGTACGTTCGGCTTCCGGATCAGCGGGCCGGTCGTATAGGTGCCAATCAACCTGTGCCGTGGCCGTGGCCAGCCCACCCACGATCGCGAACAGCGTCCCGTTCACGCCCATCGTGTCCAGTGCCTTGACGTCCACCCCGCCATCGTGGCCACCGAACAGGCTGCCGGCGCGACGGCTCGACGCGAGCGGCACCGGGGACGTGTTGACGAGGGTCGACAGTGCCCGGCCGAGTGCGCCCAGCGGGGAGCGCATCAGTCACCACTACCGGACAGGCGTTCCAGCACGAGCAGGGACAGCCCGGTGACCACCAGGCCCAGGATGCGATGCGCGTCGAACGCGGCCACGTCCATGCAGGCGAAGCCCGCCACGGTGAGCACCGGACGGCGGGCACGGGCAAGCTGACCGGGCACGGCCCGGCGGGTACGGGCGGCCCGGCGGGCGAGCAGGGTCAGCGCCACGGTGAGCGCGGCGAGCACGCGGGAGGGCCGACGCTCGGCGCGCTCAACCGGGCGGACGGCGGACGCGCCGCCCAGCAGCTCCCACGTTGTCAATCCGACCACCTCACCCGTACGCGTACCCCGTGGTCAGCGTCCATGACAAGGTAGCGCATGGCGTCGCAACCGTGGTCATCCTCTTTCAGCGGTGTCTCGCGTGGCGCGCCGAGGGCTCGCGGGTCCCAGACATACCCGGGGATCTCGGCCGCCGTATCGGTGGGCTTGTCGTGGGTGGCCAGCTCAGAATCCGGCGCGTGGGTTCTCGCCCCCTCCATGACATACAACCGGGGTCGGCTATCGCCGGCTCGCCTCAGACGCGTGGCGACGGCCTCCAGACCGACGCTGACGCGCTTGTCGGCCGGACGGGTAGGCAGACCCAGGTGCCGCTCCAGGGTGGCCCTGTCTTCGGCGTCGTGGTCGCACACGATCGTCTGTGGGATCGGCTCACGCCACGTGCCGTCGTCGTGCTGAACCTCGGCGAGTACGGCGCGTGCGTGGTCCTCGACCAGGCGCCTGGACAGATAACGCTCCGCGTACAGGTACGCCCGGCCGTCCGGATCGAACGCCCAGCGTTGCAGCACGAACGGGTTCGTGTAGCCGAAGTCGACCGACCACACCCGACGCCAGTCGGCCGGCGGCACGAACCGGGGCACGATGTGCACATCCTCGTCCCAGTCTTCGAGAATCACTCCTTCGGCCGCCACCCACAGGCCGTCACGCAGACGCTTACGGCGCACTCCGGTGAGCGCGTCGAGCTGGGCCATGTACTGCTCTCCGCGTTCGGTGAGCGTGCCGTCGTCGGCATACAGGCGTGGATTGTCGTGGTGGCGGCTGTGCAGCATCAGCGTGACACCCGCCTCGGCGCGACGCTTGAGCCAGTGCTGACGGCTCGACGGGTTGCAGTCGGCCAGCAGTTGCTGGTACGGCATGACCCAGGAGCGCAAGCGCGTCGTGCAGGCTTCCCAGCCGTCGAGCGCAAGCTCTGTCGCCTCCTGGACGTAGATCATGTCGTACTCCGTTGACATGATCTTGGACGGCTTGTCCATTCCACCGATGGCGATAGCCGACCCGTTGGAGTACCGATACTGCGGAGGCTCCTCGGCGCTGCCGCCGTAGAAGTCCATCAGGCCCCGGCCGAAATGGTCGGCCGCCACATCCCGACGCCACGTGCGCAGCGCGCTGGCGCCCAGGCTCGCCAGGGTCTGGCGCACGATCAGCCCGCGCATGCCGGGATACTTGAGCGCCACCGTGTGCAGCTTCTCCAGTGCCCCCCGGCTCTTGCCGGTACCGGCAGGCCCTGCCAGCACCACCTCTGTGTCGCGGGCGTGGAACGCGTCAAGCGCCGCACCCCTCGGCGTGAACCGGTGAATGCGGCGCCTGGTCATGCGTGCAGGCTAGCCGACCAGCCTGCCGTGATCCGTACCGTGGACCTGGCGGGACTCGAACCCGCATTCTCCCCACCGGATAGGCCGGCACCCCGAGGCGCTCTACCGAGGAATCGCAGGGACCGGCCCATGCATTGACCGGTCCCATCCCATTGAGCCACAGGCCCATGCCTGACTAGCGGTCAGGCGTCACTCGCAGACATCCCATTCGGATGCGGGAACGATGCGTCCCGGCGAGTCCGACTGCGTGTGTTCGATGATCACAATCGGGTCGGCCGCCCAGATGTGGCGCGCGTCCAGGTAGTCGCGGACGTCCGCGAGCGTGCCCCGTACGAGATCGTCCTGGTGGTAACGAGCGCCGCCGGGGATCATCTCGGTGTACTGGACCCGGTACCTTGCTGTCTCACTCATACCCTTAGCCTAACAGGTACCTGTTAGACATGCAACTACGGTCAGGCGTACATGTTGGTGGAGGCGTTGACCCCGATGATGCTCATGGGCGCCAGCGTCGGCACCAGGCGGGCACTGGCCGCCCGTGCGATCTCAGCATCCACCATGCCCTGGGTGATGACCGCACCGTCCACGCACACCCGAACGACGGCACACGCGGAGTTGGCCACCTCCATGTACGCCATGTCGCGACGCACCTGGCCGGCCCGCTCGGGCGTGGCCATGGCCAGCTCGTCAGCCACCCGGCTGTACAGGTTGCCGCTGTACGGGGAGCGGACCATGTAGACCGTCTCGTCCTCGTAGCGCTCGATGCTCTCGACCACGCCGGACATGGAGAACTCCTGCGGGTCGATCACTACGACGTCTGCAACCTTGAACATGTCCGGCTCCCTCGACTGGGTGAGCCCTTAGCCTAACAGGTATCTGTCAGGGCTGCAAGCTACGGACCCACCCCGATACGCATCGGCAACGGCGGACCGCCACCGGGCACGAAATCGCACCACGTGCACCAGCGAATCCGGTACGGCGGACCAGCCCCCCGCGCACGCTGCCGACCGGCTTCGTGATGCACCACGCGTACCCGCCGCTCACCACACGTCCCGCACAGGCCCGGCAGGCCCGACTCGTGTACCGCGACCGGGATGATCACACCTTGTCCATATCGACGCCAACCAGTTCGTACCCGACCGTGCCACCTTCGGCCGGCGGGGCGGACGCGCGCACCGGCAGCGAGCCCAACTCCTCGGCGACACCGCGCAATGCCCGCTGGGCGTTACGCACCAGCGCGGGCTCGGCAAGTTGCGCTTCAACCGGCAGGGACGTTACGTCCTCCACCTGTTGCTGATACACCGCCACCCGCTTGGCCTTCTCGGCGATCCACAGGCCGCTCATTTCGTTGCCCATGTCCTGACGCATCCGATCGATGAACGCACCGTTACGCGCCGCGTAACGCGTTACCACGGGCCGGGAGACACCCACCTGGGCCGCGATAGCCGCGTGCGTCAGCTCGCCTTTCGCCAGCTCGACCAGCACCCAGTGCTTGACATGACCCCGGATACCACGCCGGGCCTGCTCATCTTCCGGCGAATCGGGACCTATGTCCGATTCGCGAGATGGTGTCACAATGTGTGGCGTTTCGGGAGGATTCTCCTGGTCAGCAGCCACGGCCGCGCCCTCCGTTCGGCGGTCGCGGACCCTGTGGCGGGTCCTGCCACGGGCTGGTACGCATCATCGTGTCTCCTCCGGTCGTTCAGTGTGCACACGCGGACACGGGTCGAGCAACCACGCCGTCAGATACTGCGCGTCGGGGTTCTTCCTGGACGCGGCCAGCGCGATGGCCTGCGGAAACTCGCCGTCGCGCCACGCCCATGCGCCGTCCGCCGTCCAGCCTGCGCGCAAACCGGTGACCGCCTTCACCTGACCCGCGTCGTAGCGCCTTCCCGCGCCGTCGTACACCGGGGCCGTCCAACACGCTACCGCGCGCCAGCCGTCCGGGTGCCACATCCGTACGGCCACGCTGTGCGTCAGCCGGACAGGCTGCCCGTGGCGATCGACGGCGGTACCCCGGGCGTACGTCGGGACCACTCGCCACCCAGCGCCCACTGAGAGCCTCTGTACGCGCCGCGCCCCCGTAGGCAGCTCTGGAGGTTCAGCGACCCGCGCACGGACCTCTGGAGCCACCACAGCGGGCCGGACGGCGTGTTCCGCGTAGACCCGCTCGGCGTGCTCGCGCCGAACGTCGATGTCAGCCGGGAACGCGACGGAAGCGACCGCGCTCACCATGCTGGCTCCCCATCTGGGTCGATCCGGGCGATCCGTTCCGACATGGACTGAAACGACCGTTCAAGCTGGGCGACCCTGTGGGCGTGCTCGCGCAGGCCCTCCTCCAGCGCGTCGAGCCGACCGACCAGCTTGGCCAGTACCGCCCGACGCTCCAGCTCGGCGCGATGCTCGGCGGTACCCGGTCCGTATCCGAAGGTGGTCACCGTGCCTCCATCAGAGTGATCATGGCGCCGGGGACGTCGGACGCAACTGGGGAGATCCACGCCTTCCCGACGACCAGGCCAACCACCTGCCGATCGTTGGCGATTGCGCCGGCCGACTGGAGCGCGTCGAGTACGTTGCGCGCCAGCTTGTCCAGGTCGTCGCCGGGGATGGCTTCCTCGGCGCCGTGCGTCGGCCCGCGCTCGAACAGGAACACCACCTGGACGTCGACGGCCCGCGCGACGGGCCAGCCAACTCCCCGACCGAAACCGGTGACGGTGCCGATCTTGTCCTGCATCGCCTGGCGCCAGGCTGCCGAACGGGGATTGTCTTCGATCAGCCGGGCAGCCTTCCCCCGCTCGGCGACGTTTTTCATGGAGCCTTTCGGGCGCGGCACCCCGTCCACCCAGAGCTGGAGCAGGGGCGCCAGCTCCCCATCCGGGTAGGCCAGCCACAGGGGGCTCCCGGCCGCCATGACGGGCAGCGTGGCTGGCACCGGCTCCCGGCGGTACGGCGCGTACTCCTCATGATCCATTGGAGTCCTCCTCGATCGTGGCCGGCCAATCGCCAAGACCGGCCAGGCGCACCATGCGGGTATCGGTGGCAGCACGGCCCCGTCCACGAGCCGCCGCCCATTCGCCCTTGCGCTCCAGCACCCCTGCGGTCACAGCGTTACGAATTACCGATTCAACCGTCTTGACCGCCAAGTCGCTTTCGCGCAGTCCGGTGGCAACGACATGCGGCCACGGCACCCACCTACCGCAACGGCTTACCAGCAGCTCCCTGACGGCCCTTACCGCCGAGGAGAGCCGGGGTGCCTTCTCGGGGTCGAGCGCTTCGATCGCAAAGCGACGCATGTCCGCGATCTTGCGCTCTCGGATCAGCTTTGTATCCGCCTCTAGGTCCATACGACCACCTTAAGGCAGACACCCCCCTCTCCGCCACCCTGTCAGCCCCCTTGGAAAGGTCTGACTGTTAGGTGACCCTTACCGGTGTGTTGTCACTCTCCGGTGTCGCCCGCTGTGGCATCCCCTGGCTTGTAGGTCGCCAGGGGATGCCACATCAGTATGTTGATCTTGTGTTACCACATGCCACATCGTGCCACATTTTTAGCGTTTTCCCAGGTCAGGCATGTGGCAACGGGTGCCACATCGCGTTACATCCATCGATAGTCATTGTGTGGAATCCAGTTGATCTTTGCCACACTTCTTGCCACATCCAAATGCCCGAAATTATCCGGGCGATTGGGACATTTCAAGGGCCTAATGTGGCAGCCTAGTTGATCTTTGCCACACAACAGAGGGTGACATTACGTGGGGGCGCCACTTACGATCTTGTGGGAGGCCCACCCGGACGGGGAGCCGGCACCCGATCCTCGACCGGCACCACGTACCACCGACCGCCCCCGGATTCCTCGATCGCGCCCAGCGCGAGGAGCCGATCCCAGGCCCGGTCGAACGTCGTCCGATGCGCCTTCGGCCCCCACCCCGACCGCTCGGCGAAGCGGGCCTTCGCGTTGGCTCGCAGGCTCGCCTGGGTCACGCCGGAGGAGTGGTGGGCGAACGTGTCAGCGAAGATCGACAGCAGCAGCCCGGCGTTCACCGACGACTCCGCCCGGATCGCCTCCTGGATCTGGAGCGGGTCGGCAGCGCGCGCCGGAGGCGCATCGAACGGATTCGCCCCGGCCACCTCCTGCACCAGCGGCACGCCGTTCTCGTCCACCAGCACCAGGACGCCCGAGTCAGCCTCGCTGTCGATGGCGAGCTGCACGAAGAACGGGTCGAGCTCGGCTGTGTCTTTCGTCTTGCGCTGCTCCAGGCGCCGCGCCTTATGCGGGTCGCGGGACTCGTCCCCGGTCAGGCGCGTGATCCACACCGTATCCGCGTCGCTCTCGATGCTGGACGCCCCACGCGAGCGCACACCGCCGTGGCCTGCGTGGTGGACGTAGAGCGTGGTCGCCCCGGCGTGCTCGCGCAGGATGTCCGCGATCTTGGTGATACGTCCCATGTCGGTGTTGTCGTTCTCGTCCATGCCGGGCGTACAGCGATGCAGGGTGTCGATCACCACCAGGACGGCGCCCATCTCTTTGGCGATCGTCAGCAGCGCCGAACACTGCTCATCGCTACCCAGATCCACCGGGACGTCAAGCACCTGGAGCGCCTGGTCGGCCACCCTGACCCCCGACGCGCGCTCCCATGCCTTCACGCGCTTCTTGAGCCCGCTCGCGCCCTCGGCCGCCACGTACAGCACCGACCCCTGCGTCACCACCTTGTGGCCCAGCCACGGCATACCGGTGGCCACGCTGCACGCCCACCCGAGGGTGGCGAACGTCTTGAATGTGCCGAACTGTCCGGAGATGACGGCCATGGTCTTGGTGTCGAGCACGCCCTCGATCAGCGGTACGGGCGGTTCAATCGCGTCGAGCATGGAGCGCGTGTGCAGCCGTCCGCGCAGGCGCTCCAGTGCGGACGGCATGGGCTTTCCAAGATCAAAATCCTCGAGGATTTCCGCCCCCGACTGGTTGGCCTGCCCGCCCCCGTCGCGCACGGGCGGATCCCAGATCAACGCCTGCACGGGGTCGATCGGCAGCGCCCGACCCCGGCCGACCACCCTGCCCTGTGCGCTCTGAAACGTCCGGGCGAATTCCACCGGATCCTGTCCACCCCCACCGGACAGGCGCTCGCGCCGGGCGGCCTCCAGCCGGTCGTACACGTCCGCCACGGTGACCGTGTTCCACGGGCTCTGGGCGATCTCGATCACGTTGCAGGCCGCCTCATACAGCGTCCCGTTGCCGGTACCGGGTGGCGCGGTGGCGTAGCGGGTGACCTCGGCGCCGACCACGCTCTCGGCGTAGCGCTGCACGCGGATACGTTCACCCATGTCCAGGTCGGCCGCCGGGATGAGATCTTCGATGACCACCGTCTCGGTGGGTGCCGTGGCCGGCGGGACCGCCAGCAGCTCCAGCAGCCACGCGGGCGCCTGGGCCAGCTCCGGCACCCACCCGTCAACCAGTTCGTACGCGCCCACCCCGGACACGCTGGGCGGCGCGACCACCATTCCACCGGTACCCCGGATGTCGATCCCGTGACCGATCTTGCGCGCGTTGTTGCGGACGTCGCTACCGTCGAGCGGCATGGCGAAGTAGAAGTGCCGCCCGCCCGAACCGGTCCGTACGGTGTACGTGGCCGGCAGGGCGCCGTGCGCGGTGGTAAGTCTGGCGAGCTCGGCCAGGCCGTCCGCCTTCGGGTCGATGTCGAGCACGAAGAAGCCGGACGGGCGTCCGGTCAGAATGCCGATGTTCATCTCGGGGTGCTCGCCCCACAGCGCCCAGCGATCCGGCCCGCTCGGCGTGACCGCCTCCTGCCAGCGCTTGCCGACCGGGTGCTTGCCGGCCGACGTGTTGTCGCGCCCGCACGGGTACTGCCCGCATTTGCAACGATCGCCGTCAATGCCATGCACGGGTATCGCCACCCATCCACGCGCGGCATACTCGCCGGCTGCGCGTACGGTGGGTGGCGTGGTAACGTCCGTCACGAATACTCCTTTATTCAGATATGCGACAGGCCCCCCGACCAGAGGGGGCCTGTTCGTTTGTCCCGTGCCTGCTGACGCTACCCCTGTTCAAGGCTCAGATGGAGCGCCGACGCCGTGCCGTACGCACGCCCGTGGTCAACGGGCGGCCGCCACCGGGCACGGTCGCCTGTGGCGGCGTGGAGGCGTACGCGCGCTGCGTGTCAGCCAGCCCGGCCGCCAGCATGTCGCGTACCACATCGCCGTTACTGAGCCCGTAGGCGTCCGCCAGGCGCGTGATGGTCGCCTTCAACTCCGGCGTGACCAGCACGCTGAGGTTGGCTGTCAGTTCGCCCTTGTAGGCCATGATCGTTCCTCTCGTCGTGCTCCCAGGGGCCACGGTAGCATGATCTGACAGGTATCTGTTAGGGTGCGCGTCATGACTGATCCGAATACCCCGCCCGGCTGGATCACGCCCGGAGCCACCGTCGCCAAGCTGCGCGGCTCCACGTTCGTCGGATGGCGCACCGTCAATCGCCTGACCGACACCCAGATCGTGGTGACCGGCACCGATGACGACTACCGTTTCGAGCGCTACAACCGCGACACGCTGTACCTGGTGGGCGAGCCGTACGGGCCACGCCTGGCGGATCCGCGTAGCGCCACCGTGCACGACGCCTACGCCCGCTGGCGCCTGGACGTAGTGACCAACGAACTGCTCCGCGCCAACCGCGCCCGCCGGCTCGACTCGGAGGAAGCGGTCCACGACCATCTGGCCAACCTGACCGATCTGATCGAGGCGGCCCGTCGCGAGATCAGCGCGCTCAGCGCCGACGTGGACACGCCATGAGGTACGAGACGCCCCGGCTCGACAGCGACGGCAACGTGACCGCCGAAACGGTACGCGCCTGGATGGTGGGCACCCTGGCGGATTCGCACGCATCCCCGTACGCGCTCGACGGTCAGGTCGTCCGATTCGAATACCGTCTCCGCTGGCTCGACGATGGCACGTTGCAGGTGATGACGTCCGACCACAGGCGCACCCCGTTAGGACGCTTCCGCGTCAACGTCACCGTGCAGCGCGTGTACGCGGTGACCAACCACCGGTACACGCCGGGCCACTCCGGCATGGCGTGCGTGCACGTGGTGGAGCGCGACGGTGCCGGCGAAGACTGCGGCCTGCCCGCCAGCGAACACGACCCGGTGACGCTGCCATGACCCACGCACGGCGCCGTAGGCGTTTCCTCGCCACCTACCGCCACACGACCAGGCACAACGGCATCTCGCCCCGCTCGCTGCAACGCAGGGTGGACGCCCTGGTACGCCACCACCGGGGACCGCGGTGGATCCCGTGAAGTGCATCATCTGCTATCAGTCGGGCCGCCCGATCAAGGGCTCGGACCGGCTGGAGATCGCACACCTGAAGACCTGTGCGCACGCCGGCAGGCGCACCACGCACGCACCCCTACCGGCGCCCCCGTCCGGGTGCGTGCACGACTACGTCAACGTGTTCGGCGTCATCGGCTGCATCCTGTGCGGGCACGTGGCGCCGGCCGTAGCCTGATAGGATGCTGGTAGGCATCACAACCGAGGGAGCCACATGGGTTTGACAGTCACCATCTCCAACGAGACCAGCGGCCTGACGCTGGGAAGCCTCGCCGGCCTGGTGCGCCAGGCACAGGACAGCGGGGCCGACATGGGCCAGCGCATCGCCGTCGAGGTGGTCCGCAGCGGCGCGGATCGCAAGACGCCCGGCAAGCTGGTCACGATCGCGGTCCAGCTTGGCGAGTCGGCCGGGCCGATCGCTGACAGCGCGGCCAATGCGTCGGTCGGGAACACGCCCACCATCAGTTCGGGTGAGGCCCGGCAGTTCGAGGTCAAGGACGACGGCACGATCGGGCCGGTCGACCCGCGCGAGGCCAACGGCGTCGTTGGCCCGTCGAACGACGCCGCCATCCCGTCGAACGACGCCGCCATCCCGTTGCCACGCAACCCGTTCAGCGACCGGGAGGGTATGTGACCGGAAGACGGGTAGCCGCCTGGTTGGCCGTCCCGGTCCTCCTGCTCGCGTGCGCGCTGCCGGCGGGCAAGGTCACATCCTCGGGCTGCATCCGCTCGTGCACCGACCCGCCGACGAAAGACACCGTGTATGAGCTATGTGTGCTGGGGACCGAGGTGAAGACCGGTATCGATGAATGCAGTACCGAGGTAAGCCAGGAAGAGATCGAGCTGTGTTCGGTGGGCGAGAGCTATCCGGAGTGCAAGACCGGGCCGTAGGACGGTAGGTAGCTGGTCGGCATCGCATGGTGCCGACCAGCTACCCGAGGGAGGGAAGAGGAATGAGAATCCTGGACATGGGCGACGATGCCGGCATGTCGCTACACGACCTTGAACGGTTCATCGGGCACGCGCGGGCGTTGGGCGCCAACATGGACGCGCCACTGACGGCGTCGGTGGACGGATCGAGCGGAGACCCCGGTCGCGGTCGGCTGCACGCGATCAGTGCCCTCCTGCTGCCGAGGAAGGCGAGCGAGTGAACGGGACCATCATTGCGCAGGGCTATCCGCTGTGGGTGGCCGTGCTCCTCGTACCCACGGAGTCCGACGTCGTGAGAGCGCTAAGAGACGTCGAGTCCGACGACGCTGAACAGGCGTTCGCCCTCATGCTGCCGGGCACGGAAGACGTTGAAACGGATCGGGTGATCGGGTGGACGCAAAGCGATGACGGCGAGTCGTGGCTACCGATCACGCCCAGCCTGCCATCGACATACTTCCACCCAAGCCTGCGCCGCGAGGTCGCGTATGGAAGTCATCGCGAGGGTTCCATGAACGCAGCACTGCACCAGTGCCAGGCGACCGTGGATGCCCGCAGGCACCGTAAAGCAGAGATCTTCAAGCTCGCCGGCCTGACGTAGGGTGTCCGGGCAGGGAAGTGCCCCCACGTCGACCGACCGACTGGGGGCGTGGGAACCAACGATCTCAAGGAGATAGCTCCATGACAGAGCTTACGCCATACGTCTTCCCCGGCAACGGGGGCAGGGTTCAAACCGTCATGATCGACGGCGAGCCGTGGTTCGTGCTGGCGGACTTGTGCAAGATCATCGGCATCGCCAACCCGAGCATGGTGGCCGATCGGCTAGAGCCATGTGACATCAGTTCAACTGAGGTCACATCCATCGATGCGTCAGGGCGTAGCCGAAAGACCCAGACCATGACCATCGTGTCCGAATCGGGCATGTACGACGTGATCATGGGTAGCCGATCCAAGCAAGCGCAACCGTTCCGACGCTGGGTGACGGCGGAAGTTCTGCCCTCGATCCGTAAGACCGGTAGCTACTCGATCGGACAGGAAGAGCCAGCGAAACCAGAGAACGTGATTGATGCCAACATCGCATGGATGCAGCGAGCTACCGACTCTCTGCGAGACCTGGTGGCGGACCAACGCGCGCAGGGGTACGAGCTTGTCATGGTCCGGGAAACCTTGACGACCACGGTCAAGCGGATGGATACCGTCGAAGGCACCGTGTCCGACGTCGCTGATCGGGTCGCCAACGTGGAGGCCATCACGCCGTTGCTTGACAGCGAGAATCTGCTGGCGCTGCGCGACGTCGCGCACGCATGCGGCACCGGACAGAACCGGATGGCAAACCTGTTGGTAGACAACGGCATTCTATTCAGGGATCACGTGAGCGGCCTACGCGCATACCAGCCCTGGATCGAGAGCAAGTGGGCGATCAGTCGATACGAGGAGCGGCAGAACCGCTCAGGATGGTCATGGGTCACATACTTCACGCCTGCCGGCATGACCAGACTCCGACGTCTCGGCATCGTTCCGCCGACCGCCCAGAAAAGCGCGCCATGACCACACCCGACAACCGGTGGTGGCCAACCACGTGGGGCGCCCTACGGCCCGATGACCTCGTCCAGGGGCCGGACGGCAGGGCCTGGACGATCGGGCCTCAGATTCGCTCTGAGGGCACCGGGCATCACTTCCTGGTCGACGGTGGCCGGCACGCCTGGACGTCGCAGCTCGACGTGACCCCGGTCATGGCCGACCGACCACCACCCCCCCGCCCGGGCACCGACGACCCGCAGGCCGTGGTCGGTGCGCTGCGTCTGGCCGGCTTCGACGTGGAGGTGATCGGGTGACGTGGCAATGCGCGGTGGATGAGGCCCTCCAGTACTTCGAGCAGACCGGTCGCCGGGTATACGTGCGTGGGTGGCGAACACAGCGTGGCTGGCGCTACGGCGTGTTCGTGGTCCCACGTCCGGGCGGGACGCCATGACGTGGCAACAGGCGGTCGATGAGGCCCTTCAGTACTTCGAGCGGACCGGGCGCCGGGTGTACGTGCGCGGGTACCGGGGATGCCCAACGTGCCGTTGGCGCTACGGCGTGTTCCTGGAGGACCGACCGCCGTTGGTCTCGCGCGGGTGGGCATGACGTACCGCCCGGTCCGCTCAGCCGCTCGGCGCTCAGCCGGTGCCGGGAAGCCCGGTCCACACGTACACGGCGCCGGCAGCGATGACCTGGTGGTACGCGAGGCCGTCAGCGCCTGCCGCCAACCCGTCCCGGTACGCATCCGGCACCCGGCGGTCACCCCGGCGGAAACGCGGGCCGTGGTGGAGCTGGTCGGCCGTACCGTGTCGGCGGACGCCATCGCGTACACGCTCGGCGTGGCCGCCCGGACGGTGCAACGTCACCGGGCCCGCTTGCACCCCTAACATGTACCTGTTAGGCTAAGGGCTCCACCGAGCGAGGGAGCACGACATGACGTACGCCGGATACACCGACAACGCAGCGAGCGCACTGCACGCGGACCCCGACCTTGACGCCAAGCTGAACCAGGCTTTCGGCCCGATCGACAAGGCGGCCATCCTGCGCAGGGAGCCGAAGGTCATCAACTCGCTGATGGACTCGGGGACGGTTGACGCCGTCCCGCTCGCGCCACGCGGCTCGATCGCCAAGGTTGAGGCACTGCCGACCGCACGCGGCCACGAGACGACCGTCTGGGCCGAGGCCGGCAGGTCGGTGACCGTGACCCGCCTTGCCACCGAGGACCCCGAGGCGGCGCCGGAATACCTCGTGAAGGCGTACGACCGGGACCACACGCGCGAGCTGGAGTGCTACCGCTCGCACATCGACCGCGCGCGCGTGCCGCTGGACCGTACGGTGACCGGCTTCACGTACGCCTACGTGGTCCAGCTCGCGGGCGCGCTGCACGGGCGCACCTGGTGAGCGTCGAGCCGGGGCCGTCCTCACCCGATGAGGACGGCCCGCTGACAGTAGCCGAGCTGGACGCTCAGGACGGTACACCTTGGCGCGTCTACTTCACGCCAAGCACCCCCGATCAGAGAGCGCGCCTAATCCTGGATTACACCGGCCTACGTCACAAAAGCTTCCTGTACGTGTACCCGGACACCGGCACGACAAGCTGGAGTTGGTGTCCGCCGGGTGACGATTCGGCCCTGCTCTGGGCCATGGAAGACCAGGAGCCGCCCGGCTTGCACCCCTAACATGTACCTGTTAGGCTACGGGTATGACGAAGACAGCGGCACTCAGCAAGGCCCAGATCAAGACCCTCCGGACGCTGATCGCCCGTGGTGGCGAGATGAACGGCTACGCCGGGCAGCCCGGTTTCTACTGCAACAGCAAGCGACCCCTGGTCACCGCAGGCATGGTCGAGCACGTGACCCAGTGCGACGGGTGCGCGGAGCATGGCTACTACGCCGAGCAGTGCGTCCGCCCCCTGGCAGGCCAGAAAGGCGGGAACGCCTGCTACGGCCGAATCCGCATCACCGAAGCGGGCCGCGCGGCGATCGAGAACGCCTGACGGGAACGGCCCCGGGCAACCGGGGCCACCCACCTACCGAGGGAGCGCGACATGGACGAGGGTTTCGCCAAGCTGATGGAAGACCTGAACATCGCCAAGGGCAAGCGCGAACATCTCCAGGCGTACGTGGACAGTCTGAGCGAGAGCCCCATCACGGTCGAGGTGATCGGCGCACGGGTAGCCGTGAAGACGATCCAGGCGTACGGGCTGACGCTGACGGTGGACGCGATGGGCGACGCCGTGACCATCTCGACCGATGCGGGCTTGATGGTGATCGAGTGACCCAGCAAGCGCGATCCCCTGAGCGCATAGAGCGCGCTCGACGTCCTAGGCGTCAAGCGGCCGAGGGCAGGACTCGGCGGGGGAGCCGACACAGGGCAGACAATCAACACCTACCGAGGGAGTACGACATGACCCGCCAGCGCAACCCCCGCAGGATCGCACTTGCCGTCCTGCGCAACATCAAGCGCAACGTGTCCGTGATGGTGTCCACGTGGGATCAAGACATGACGACATGGGAGCGTCCGCACGATGCTGGACCAGGCGTCAACGGCACGTGGCGCAAGCTGCGCGACGATGAGAAACACGAGAACAGCCCGGAGGAGTGGAACCGCTTGGTCATGTTCATGGACTCCGTGATCCGAGACGCGGAAGCGGTCCGCCGGCACGCCGTCGAGCAGGCACGCCTCGCGCACGAGCTGGACGAGCGTCGGTGCCAGCAGGTGGCCGCCTGTGGGTGTGCGCTGGAATGGATCGAGACCACCGGTCACCAGGAAGGCTGTACGGCACCGTGGCGCGACCAGGCGTGCAGGCGCCTGGGCGACGGGGGCGGCCGGCCGAGTGGCCACCACGCGCACCTGTTGGCGGACAGTTCGGAGTGTGTCGCATGACCTACCACACGCCCCGCCACCCCGAGGGCACGCCCGAGTATGAGGCGTACGCGGCCAAGCTGCGCGCCGAGCTGACCAAGTGGGTGGCCGGTGAAGGTGAGTACGCGCGCACCCCACCCGGAGAGGTGAGCGCCGACACGCTACGCGCCGAGCTGGACGAGTGGAGCAACGTCTCGATCAGTCAACCGATCGCTCCCGGCAAGTGGCACTGGATCGCGTACGACACCGAGGAGTGGAGCCGGTTCGACGCGGCCGATGTCTGGAACGCCGGACCGGCTGACACGGAAGACCCGCGTTGACGCCCCTCACAGAAACCTGTTAGGGTAAGGGCTCACCCGATGGAAACCGACCGGGCAGGGTGAGCCCGGAGAGCGAGCGTGCCACGTGAGCGAGATCCTGAAGCTACGCGACTACCAGCGCGGCGCCATCGACGCCCTGTACACCGGCTGGAACGACGGCCGGGGGCGCCTGGCGGTGGTGCTCCCCACCGGAGCAGGCAAGACGGTGGTGTTCGCGCACCTGGTCGCCGAACATGTGGCCAACCACCCCGGCGAGCGGGTCATCGTGCTCGTGCACACGGACGAACTGGTCAGCCAGGCCGCGCGCAAGCTGCACGACGTGGCGCCGCACCTGTCGGTCGGCATCGTCAAGGCGGCACGCAATGAGGTTCACGCGCAGGCCATCGTCGCCTCCGTGCAGTCGCTGCGTAACGAGCGCCGGCGCAACTTGATCAAAAACGTGGGTCTGGTGATCGTGGACGAGTGCCACCATGCCACGGCCCAGACGTACAAGACGATCATGGAGCACTACGGCTGTTACGGCGGAGCGAGCGTGCGGACGGCGGGCTTCACGGCCACGCTGAGCCGGGGCGACCGGGGCGACCTGTCCAAGGTCTGGGACGGGGTCGCGTACCGCAAAGACATCGCGTTCATGATCCGCCAGCGCTACCTCGTGAACGTCCGGGGCAAGCGCATCGAAGTCGATGACCTGGATCTCGCCAAGGTCAAGCAGCGTGGCGGGGACTACGGCTCCAGCGAGCTGGGCGAGGCACTGGAAGCCAGCCTTGCGCCGGAGACGGTCGCCAAAGCGTACATCGAGCACGCGGCCGACCGGTCGGGGATCCTGTTCGCCCCCACCGTCAGTGCCGCCTACGCGTTCGCTGACGCACTCGCTGAGCAGGGCGTGAAGGTGGAGACCGTGCACGGCGCGCTGCCCACCGAGGAACGTCGCGCCATCCTGCGCAGGCTCGCGGACGGGACGACACAGGTGGTCGCCAACTGCATGGTGTTGACCGAAGGATTCGACTCCCCGCGCGTGTCCTGCGTGGTCGTGGCCCGGCCGACCAGGCATGCCGGGCTCTACCAGCAGATGGTGGGCCGTGGCCTGCGCGTGGACCACACCCGACCGTGGCAGGCACAGGACTGCCTCATTCTCGACGTGGTGGGCGTGTCCGCGCTGCACGGGCTGGCGAGCCTGGTGGACCTGACCGAGAAGCCGGTCCGGCGGCCCGGCGATGACGATTCGCTGATCGATCTTCTTGACGAACTGGAGGAGGGCGACGGACCGGGCGAGGCCCCCGACTACATCCATCACGGCCCGGTCAAGGCGGTGGATTTCGACCCGCTCGCCGGAGCATCCAAGCTGGTCTGGGGCCGCACGCCCGGCGGCGCGTACTTCCTGTCGGCCGGCATCGGGCCGGAGGCCGTATACGTGTTCATCCTTCCCGCCGTGGCGTTCCAGCAGCCCGAGGGCTACACGGTCGAGCCGGACACGTTCGACGTGTCCTGGTGCACCAAGAACGCCTACCAGAGCATCGGCGGCCACCGTGGCGCCTTCACCGCGCACCGGGGCGTACCACTGGAGACGGCGTTCGCGTGGGGCGAGGACGTCGCCCAGGACATGACCCCTTTCGGCAGCGTCAACACGCTGACCAAGAGCGCGTCATGGCGCCGCACGCCGCCCAGCCAGGCCCAGCGCGACCTGTGCCGCTCGCGGGGGATCGACATCCCCGAGGGCGCCAGCAAGGGCGACGTGTCCGTGCTGATCGACGCGCACATGGCCACCCAGCGGATCGACCCGATCGTGAAGGCGCTGAGCGCCCGATGACCACCACCACCGAGGAAGAGGCACCCGTGGCAGCACCAGCAACAGAGGACGTGTTCGGCACCCCACCGGATCGCACGTACGGCACCGACGACGGCCGTACGCCGTACGTGCGGAACCACCGGTACCGGCTGTTCGATCCGGGTACCAACCGGGCCGTCACCGTGACCCGCGTATCCACGTTCGCGAAAGCCATCGCGGACATGCGTGGTCTCAACCTGTGGCAGCAGCGGATGATCGTGCACGGGATCGGACAACGGCCGGACCTGTACGCGCTCGCCGTGACCACGCCCCTGGACGACACCCAGACGCTCCAGTCGGTGGCCAGCGACGCGCAGCAGGCCGCCAAGGCGCGCGCCGGGGCCAACATGGGTACGGCCATGCACAACCTCACCGAATCGGTGGACCGGGGCCAGGACATCAGCGCCGTGCCGGCGGACTGGCAGGCCCGAGCGAGGGCGTACCGGCAGGCCCTGGACGACCACGGGTTCGACATCGTGCCCGACATGATCGAACGGTACGTGTACGTCAAGGATTTCGGTGGGCTCTGTGGTCGGTTCGACCGGCTGCTACGGCGCCGCTCGGACGGGATGCTCGTGGTGGGCGACGTCAAGTCGAGCGCCAACATCGGGTACTCCTGGGGCGAGATCGCGATCCAGCTCGCGCTGTACGCCCGGGCGTCGCATTTCTGGGACAAGGCTCGTGACGAGTGGGTGCCCATGCCCCCGGTCGACCACCAGCGCGCAGTGGTCATGCACACCGAGCTGGACGCGGGAACCACCACCATCTACCCGGCCGTCGACATCGCCGAAGGATGGTACGGCGCGCAGCTCTGTGCGTCGGTGCGGGACTGGCGCTCGCGCGGGAAGACGCTGTGCGGTCCGCCCGCCCAGGCCGGCGGACCGACACCGGCCGAGCGGCTGGAACGGGCACTGTCGGTGGCCGAGCTCTCGGCGGTGTGGGCCGAGCTGCACCCGCGCGGGGAGTGGACGCCCGAGTTGCAGGCCCTCGGTATGGCCGCCCAGGCGCGTATCCGGGGCCGGACGTGAGCGGGCGGGAGTGCGTGCCGTGCTTCCTGCGCAGACGCGAGACGGATCGCCTATTGCGCCGGGCGTACTGGCTTCACGTCGCGCTGATCATCACCGGCAGTGCCCTCCTCGGGCAGAGCGTCATACTCGCTGGTCTGGCTTTCGGGTGGTGGTCATGAGCATCCGAACGTGCCCGTGCCGGGAATGTGCGACCGGGCGAACGCTCGTGCTGTGGTCCGGGTACATCCTGGCGCTCGTGCTGGCCGGCGTGGGGATCTACCTCTGGGGACTGATCATCGGGTGGTGGTCGTAGTGAAGCGCGTTGAGCTGCTCGCCGCCGCGCCGGTCGCGGTCGGGGTGCTGTCGGCCGGCCACATGGCGCTGGCACTGCTGATCATGATGTTCGCGCTCGCGCTTGCCGTGGCGATCACGGTAATCAGAATGGAGGGGTGATGAAGCGATTGACGACATGGGCACTCCTGGTGGGCCTGGTCAGCGGTCCGATCATCGGACTCGCGCTACCCGGTCCGCACGGCGACGTGGCGCCGCCCACGGACGCGGCCACGCGGGCCGTCTGTACGGCCGTGGAGGGCCTCGCGGGCGATCCGGGCACCTGGGTAGCCCCCTGGCGCTACGTGGACGCCACGCTCGACGTGAAGGACCTTCCGGCCAGCGTGGCACGCGAGCGCCTGACGGCGCTGCTGTCGGCCGCCCACCGGGCGGAATTCGCCCAGCGTCGCGACACTCCCGACGTCAAGACCCGCCGGGCAGAGCTGGCCACGGCGGTGGCCAGCGCGCTGCGCGCGTGCGGGTCGGCTTGACACCTGGTAGGTACCTGGTAGGGTTGCAGTTGTCCGGGCGGCATCCCGGACCGGCCCGCACTCACGGGAAGCATGCCGGCAAACCCGTGACGGGACGGGGTCGGACGCGAGACTCATACTCTCCGTCCGACCGGGTGACTGGGATACCGGTGTTTCGCGGCGCCGGACCGGGGTTCGACTCCCCGGCACCCACGCAGGACTCGCACCCAGACGGTAGTACGGGCGCGAGCGTCAGCGGACGAAACGGGCAGGCGGCACTGATCACCCGCCGGGACGTGGGTCGCGGTTGGCACCACGGGCGGACCGGTGGTCATACCATCAGCTCCCTGGACTCGCGTAGCCGGTCCGCCCACCACAACTCCACACGCCCCTGCGCCGTCTAAGTAGCGTTTGTCATACGTGAGGCGGATTTCCTGCCCGTTCGAGTCGGGCCAGGGGCACGGCACGCTGGTCGGGCGAGAGTCGCACCCGATGCACTGGGTCGGTCAGGACCCGTCGTCCGCCAGCGTGACCACCGATTCCAGACGTCCCGAGAGAGGACACGGAAACCATGACGCAAGACCCGTTCGCGGCTACGGCCGTCGACACCGAGGAAGAGAACCCGTTCGGCTCGCCAGAGCGCAGCGCGTTTCCCCGTCCGGCCGAACTGCTGTACAAGCTGCTGGTGATGACGCCGGTCAAGTTCGACAAGACGGTGAAGCCCGGCAGCAAGAATGAGATGCAGGATCGCGCGCACGTTGATGTCGTGGTCCTGCACGATGATGGCTCGGTAGACGAGTATGAGGCCATGTACTGGTCACAGGTGACCATCGTCAACGCCATGAGGAAAGCTGCCAAGTCGGGCAGGCCAACGCTGGCCACCCTGCACATCGTGCCCGTGCAAAAGACCCGTGACCGGTACCCGGACGAGGAAGCCCTGCTCCGCGATGAGGACATCCAGCGCTGGCTGGGACGCGGCGGTGGTGGCCTGCCGCCTTTGCAGATCGCGTGGGTCCTGGAACCGGCCACGCCGGAGCAGACCGCGCGGGCGTTGAAGTGGTGGAACGCCCGTCCGGTCGCAACCCCGTTCGGCTGAGCTATCCACAGGGTTGTCCACAAGCTGGGGGCGGGCGTCGGAAGAGCGCCCGCCCCTCCCGGATGGAGGGGCATGGCATGGCAGAGCTCGACAACAGTCCGGTGCAGGGACCACGCAACCCGGCGGACATTTACGAAGAGAACGTCGTGTTCATCGACGTCAACGCATTCGAGCAGCGCGAGCACCTGGTGATCACACTAGAGGCGCGCAACCGCGCGCTGCGCATGTGGCTGGCCTTCACGGTCATCCTGTCCGCCGTCGTGATCGCGGGGATGGCGTGGTGGCTGCGATGAACGAGCGCGAGCGCGGACTCGACACGTACGCCCGCGAGTGGCTGAGCGGGAGCGTGCCACGCAACCTCCCGGCCGTCGTCCTCGATGACGCGCTGGGCGAGGCTACGCCGTCCGGGCGCCACTGGGCCATCAAGGAGTCGGAGCGTGCGGCCATCGCTGCCCTGCTCGACGTCCGGGTACGGATGGATGCACTACGCATGGACCCGAACGAAGCGGGGTTCGACCGGTTGCGCCTCGCGATCGAAGACCTGTGGGCGAAGGCGCACACGGCCGGGGTGTTTCTCGGGACGCTGTCGTGAACCGCCGGATGCACCAATGCCCCGGCGGATGCGGTCAACAGGTCGGTGTGACCGTACTCGCCTGCCAGACCGACTGGCGCCGCCTGCCGACCCAGATTCGCCACCTGGTCATCACGGCGTACCGGCACGGTCCGGGCGGTACGGCACACCGAGAGGCCATCCTGGACGCGGTCCGGTGGTTCGGCAACAACCCGAGGGAGCGCACGTGAAAAGGATCATCGGAACGCTGCTGTACTGGCTGGCCACCCCGAGGGCGCGCCGTCGCCAGGCTGTCACCCCTGCTCGCGCGGTCGGGGTGGCACGGCCGTCGCCCGGCAGGCACGCCAGCGACAACCCGCGACGCACCATCGTGCCGGCCGACTGGATGCCCGAGTCCACCACGTCCGTACGCCCCCGGATCACCTATCGGGAGCTGGTGCCGGCCGACTGGACCCCGGTGATCGGAGCCGCGCGTATCGCCGCGCTGCTGGACGACACCGGAGAGTGGCCGACCAGGGAGAAGAGGGAGCGCTGGCACGCCAACCTCCCGGCGCTGCCGGTCGGTACCTCCTGGTGAGTTGCACCCCTCACAGGTATCTGTTAGGCTACGGGGGTAGTTCACCGAGCGAGCGAGGGAGGGAGGGAGAACGCAATGCCGAAAGACGAGAAGGGCAACCCGGTTCGCCGGCACGTGAAGCTGGAAAAGGTCCAGGGCAAGGACGCCAGCATCGGGGAGGACAAGAACCTCCGCACCGGCAAGGTCCAGGGGTACTCGATCAAGTCGCGGCCGGGGCGCGACGGTGCCGGCAGCAAGGGTGAAGGTCTCGGCGGACGGTAACCGCCAGGGTGATACCGCTCACAGACACGTGAGCGGAACATGACAGGCAGTACAGAGGCACGGCACCGGGAAACTCGAACCCGGTGCCGTGTTGTATGGAGGGAGCAACAATGGAACGGATTCCAGATGATCTGGCGGTCGTGTGCGCACTGATGTGGATGAGCGGCGCGACCGTGACAGAGATGTTGAACCGGGCGTACACGGCCGGGGTGGCGGAAGGGCTGCTCCAGGCGATCGAGCGGGCGGCCGGCGAGTCGGCATGCCGGTGTCCGGAGGGTGTGCACCGTCTTGGCTGTCCCGGTGAGCATCGATGACACAGGTGGAATGGTCGCTGCTAGTCGACGGCGTGACGTTCGTCGGCATCGCGCTGGTGGGTCGCTGGCGTAAGGCGGGATGGTCCGTATCCATGTGCGCCCAGCTACTCAAGATCGGGTATGGTGCCACTTTCGCACTGCCGGGATTCGTAGGGTTCAGCGTGTTGATCTTCGCCGTATATGCCTTCCACCACTGGGACCACCGGGCCGAGCCATGGTCCAGCGTCAAGAGCCGTCAGGAACCGACCGCACAGGTGACCGGACGGCACCGGGTATGAGCCGCGATCCGGGACGTGAGACGACACACACAAGCGTGACCCTGGTCATCTGGCTGGCCGTGGGAGCCCTCGGCACGGCGCTGGTGTGCCTCGCCGGATGCCTATTCCTCGGCGCACTCGGCAGCGTGCTGCCATGAGCCTGGATTACTTCCGTGGTTCGACCATGCCCGACGATCTCGCCTACCGCCGTCCCGCCAACGCTGACCAGTACGGTGCGCGAGCGGCCACCCGTGCCCGGCGCCGTCAGGCCGCCCGCAGGCGGGCACGCCGCCGGGCACTCCGGCTCGCGCGGACCCTGCTCATGGTGGGGTGCGTGCTCTGGGTCATCGGGTGGGCACTGTCGACGTTCGGCGGTGCGTGATGGCGTGCTGGGAATGCTCGGTGACGTCCGGGCACTGCCGGCGCTGCGACTGCTGCCGCCCGGCCACCCAGCGGATCGGCAGTGCCGGTGGCGGGAGCGGGTCCAGCTCGCGCGAGCTGCGTCCGGCCTGCCTCGGTGCCGTGCTCATCTTCCTCGGGACGATGGTCACCGGGACGATCGGCGTGTATCACGGCCTGAGCGCACTACTCGGATAGCAGGAAGGACCGACCGCTCCGGCCGCGCGGTCGGTCCTTCCTCGCGCTCGACGGGCCGCTACCCGGAGCGCGCTCGCAACGTCAGTCGGCGCTGAGGCTTCCCAGCTTGGCGGTCGGGGTAACCGCCTGCCGGGTGACCATGGCCAGCGCCACCACGACGATACCTTGAACCAGCCCGATGCGCTCCTGGGTGAAGTCCAGCCCGTACGCGCTCAGCAACGCCGCGATGGCCTGCACGACGTAGGTGAACGCCGCCGGTGCGATCGGGCGAACCATGGCCGCGTTGACGGCACCGAGCCCGGCGGCGATGACGGCCACGATGAGGCCGGCCTGTTCGGCGGTGAGCCAGTCGAGCTGGAACGTCACCAGCAACGCGAGCACGAGCGAGGCGAGTTGAAGCCACAGTGTCGGCTCCCAGCGCAGCCCGAATCTGATCATGCCTACCCCTTCCCTGGTGGCTGACATCCAAGATCGCGCCGAAGGTTCGCCATGTCTTCGGCGTAGCGCCGAGCCCGGTCGCTGGTCGGCGGGGTCTCCCGGCTGGAATCGTCCAGCCGCACGATGATCGCGCAGAATTTGTGCCCGGTCGCGTAGGCCACCTGGTTGGCGTACCACAGGGTGACCGCCGTCATGGCGAACATCGACACGTAGATGGCCACCAGGGCGTACACGAACGGTCGGGGTACCCGGACGGCCCCCATGCGCCCGGGCGCCCCGGTGGGTCCGACCGGCCCGGTCACTCCTGCCGGGCCGGTCGGACCGGTCGCGCCAACACTCACGGCTCACCGCCCCCCGAGGGTGACGGCAACGGCAAGGGCGATGAGGACGGCGGAGACTGCGATGGCACACCAGGCGTAGACGGCTGACGCAGGGCCAGCAGCCCGGCGGCGCCAGGAACGCCCAGGAGCACCAGATACGCCATCAGCAACAGGCCGTCTACTTTCCCGGTCACCTGCTGGTAAGCGATACCCGAAACGCCCCCCAACAGAAATATTACGTCCCTTATCACCTTGTAGAGCAGGTCGTAGCGCTTCACGCATATCCGGCCCCGTGGTCTGTCATATCGGACAAATTCCATCACGTCCTTTCGGCCGGGTTCTGGGGCCGGTAGTTGGGATAAGTGCACTGCCTCAGTCGGGTACCCGTCAACTCCGGTCGGGTACCCGACTGAATTGAACCTATTCGGTCGGTGGATCGTCAGCCGTCTGGAGATCGGCCCCGGCACGCGCCAGCGCCTGTGCCAGACGCTCGGAACGAAGATCAGCGAATTCCCGCCGGGAACGCTCGGCAGCCAGTTCGGTTTCCAGCTCGGTGAAGCGCTCCAGTGCCTCGCCGTGTACCCGCTCGATGGCCGCCAGGATCGGCGCGGCCTCCACCGACCCGCCCGCACTCAGCGCCTTCACGGCGACCATCAGGGCATCGTCGCGTACCGCGTCGGCCGCATCGCCCGCGCGCCGCTCGGCCCGCTCAATAGCCAGCTCCGCGCGCAGGGCACGAATGCCCATGCGTGCCTCGAAGAGCAGATCCCCGCTCGCTGCCGCGTGCGGCATGTCGTTGTTCGGACCACTCAGCAGCACTTGCCAGATATCCAACGGGACCACGTCGAGCCCTTCCTCTCTGATCCATTCGTCCAAAGGTTGCTGCCGTTTTACCGACAACATCGCCCGTTTGTTCATCCACGAATTCACGAATGCCCGGCATTCCGAATCGTGCTCGTGCCACAGGTGACTACTGCCGGCCGTGATGTGCGCCCCGGTGCGGAAGTTGCGCCCCTCGACAACGGTGTCCGCGTCCGCCTGCCCGTAGTACTCGACCCAGCCGACCAGGCGCGGATCGCCCCGGTCGGCAGCCTTTTCCAAGATCGCACAATCGCGAATGATGCTCGCGTAGCGGCCGGCCTGCGCGTCCGGGTAGGTCTTGTCGTACGCCGCCGCCTTGTCGTCCGGTCCAAGCATGTCGTCCGGGTGGCGGTAGCTGTAATTGCCGGCCCACCGGAGCTGGTTGGCCCTACGGCTGTTGTGAAAGCCGCTCTTGTCCGCATACACGCCACCGTCGAGCGTGCCGGGCGACAGGGCGAGGTTCTCGCCCTGGAACCACCAGGACGCAGCCGTGATGCGCGCGGGATCGCGATTGGGGCCGAGCCTGGATGCCCGCACCTTCTCCCGGTAGCCGGTACGCATCCGATCGAACATGATGGCGCGGACGTGTGCGCGTGTGATCGTGATACCCATGACACATCCCTCCCAGGGTGCAGGCTACGGCACCGGGCAAGGATTCAGGCGCTGAGCGCGAACCGGCAATCCATGTCCAGGTGGCCGACAGCGGCACCGATGGCGCCGTGAAAGTCGAGCACGATCACGCCCGACGTGGCGATGTCCAGGCACACCGCCCGACTCGCGCTCGACCACACCGCGACGGTGGCCACGTGCTGGGCGGCCGCCGGGCGCCATCCGGCGGCCAGTGTGAACAGCGTCGAGGGGTTGGCCACAACGCTGGCGTTGGTGATCACACCGACCATCTCGATCATGTCGTCCACCAGCCGGTACTTGATCGGCTGATACCCGCCCGCGAGGTTGACCCAGGTGCCGGCCAGGGTGGGGGTCTGCCAGGCGCCGGGGTCGCGGGAGTTGAGCCGTGCCGCCGTCAGCCGGTTACCAGTCAGCCAGGTGTGCCGTGCCATGTTGTCGGCCCTCTCAGTGTGTCGCGATTGCTTCCGGTACGGGGTAGATCTCGTCGCCCTGCGCGTGCGCCTTCACGATCCCGTTGACCGACCGGGCGGATACCGTCCAGTTCTGCCCGGTCAAGGTGCGCAGGGCGAATACGGCGCTCTTGCTGATGGCGGCCGCGCCACCGGTCACCGTGCAGGTGAGTGCCGCGATGTCGGTCGGGGTGGTCTGGATCTGGTAGTCCGCCATGATCCCCTGGTCGTTGCCGGTGGCGGTCGGATTGTCGAACGCTTCGGTAAATCCGGTCAGGGGTGCGCGGGACGTGAAATCGTCCTGTTTCCAGGCAACCGCGATCACCACGCACGCGGCCTCGCGAACAGACATGGGCAGGAAGTCGACATTCTGCGCGCTGGCGTTGGCCTGCGCGCTGGCGTTGTGGAGCAGATGCCCCCACACCCACCTGAAACCCATGATCCGGGCCTGCGTGTCGGCAGCGGCCACGCCCCCCGTGAACGTCACCGTCGGTGCGACGTCGCTGCCGCCGCCCAGGGCCTCTTTGTAAAAGACCTGAACATTGTCGCTCGGCTGGAAGACAGCCATCCGCGTCCAGCCGAGCGGCGCATTGGGCACACCGGCGCCGGAGTTGCGGATGGCCGCTAACATGATCATCATATCGCCGGCGGCCAACCCCGCCGGGATGCCCGGCGAGACGCTGGCGTTCACGCCGTTGGCGATCGTCCCCGACGCTACGAACGTGGGTGCCACGTCCGCGATGGCGGACACGGTGATCCGCTCCCCACCGATCATCACGTCCAGCGGGAAGTCGGCCGCATCCGTCGTCCACGGACGCTCCGGATCGATCTGGTTCAGGCTGGTGAAGCTGGTTGCCGTAGTGGTCATGCCCGACCCGCCGACTTTCGCCGTGTTGGTCGTGACCATGGGCATACCCGCCGTCGAGCCGACGTAGCCACCCAGCCACGGGCCGCCCGGCGTGGCGTTCAGCGCGATGGACCATGTGTAGGACCACAGGCGCTCCGTCATGCCCTGTGCGATGGCTTCGATGTCTTCCGGTGGCAGCCAGGCCGGCGGATCCGCGATGGTGAGCGCGTCACCGACGTCGAGCAGCGCGGCCGCGCTGCGCAGCGCCGCGTCGTCGGTGTAGGGCTGACGGTGCAGATCCAGCACGATGCGCGGGTAGCGGGCCTCATCCCAGCTTCCCAGGTGCGCGCGGTGACCCACGGCGTTGGCCAGATCGGTATCGGTGGCCACCCTGAACGGCAACTCCCGGTCGTAGCGTCCGACGCCGATCGGCGGGTCGGACGTGTTGAGCCGGTTCGGGTCGGTGATCTCGACGTGGACGGTGGTCCCGCCCGGGCGTCGCCCGGTCAGGTCGTTGAGCAGGAGTTGATCGTCGTCGGTGGGCAGGAACGGCGCACTGAGATGGTTGGCCGGGTAGGAGAGCGCCAGGGACGCCTGGTCGTACATAGAGGAACGGCACCGGTAGGCCAGCCCGAGGAATTCGCGCGGTTCGTACAGGATGCCCTGGTCAGCTTCGGCGATGTCTTGCAGGAGTTGATCGGTCGTGGCGGCCTGTTGGACGTCCATGGCCACGCTGCCGTCCGCGTCACCGATGACCGTGCAGGCGATGCCCTCTTCCAGGCAGATGCGCTGCATGCGTCGGGCGGCCGCCTCGCCCGCGTAGCCGAGTGCGGCCACGTACTGATCATCGACACTGAACGTGTCCAGCCAGACGGCCACCTGACCGATCGGGGTGACCGACGTGGTCTCGTCCCCGGTCGGGTTGAGCTGGATACGTTCGAGCGTGAACAGACTGGTACTGGCCAGGGTCACCAGTGCGGCGCTGGAAGCACCGTCGATGATCATGTACGTCGAGACGCCGCCCCCGTCCTGGTAGGTCTCGATGCGGATGTGGTGGGTCTGGTCGTTGTACACGCTGCCGCGCGCCGTGTCGGTCGTGCTCGACGTGGTACCGGTCGAGCCGGTCGCCGTGAGCACCAGTTCGCCGGACGTGTTGGCGGACAGATCGACCGTGGACACAGCCGTGGTGGGCGAGCTTTTGCCCGCTTGGGTGGCGAAGCGTAGCCGAGCAAGGACGACCGTCCCGCCCGCGTCGAACCCCCCGGTCGGTGCCTGGAAGTTGAACGCCACCACGTACCCATCGGTGCCGGGGGTCTCATGCACGGGCATCCGAAGATCGACCCCGGTGCCGTCGGACAGATCCAGCAACGCGGCCGAGCCGACCACGTTGGTAGCGCTGAAACGCAACGGTTCGGGGACGTCCACGCTCACCACGGACAAGGCGATGACGCCGTCCGGCGTGTCGTCGGTGGCGCTGACCAGATCGCTTTCCAGCGGCCACCAGGCGAGCGGACTGGTACGCGGCAGCGACCGCGTCAGCGCGCTGCGGACCGGCTTGGTCTTGGACGAGTGATTGATCCTGCGCAGCACGCCGGCCGCCTCCACCGGTACGTACACGTCGGTACCGGTGACGTCCCAGCGCGGCGGCCAGGCGGCCACCTCCCCGGTGAAGCGGATCAGCCGATCGGTGACGGCGGCGTCCCCGTTCACCGTCCAGGTGCGGCCGGCATTGTCCGCGAACGACGTCGCCCCGGATGCCTGGATCGTGAAATCGGGGTTGGCGACCACGGTCCCCCCGATGGAGGAGCGGAGCTGGAAGGCGTACACGTCGCCGTTGCTGACGGCCGAGCCACCCTGCACGACGCTGCCGGTGTTGGCCGACCCAATCTCCAGTACCGCCGAGCTGGAAAAGATGGACGTCGTACCGGCCGTGACGACCGGCTCGCCGAGCTGGGTCCAGGTGCCCCCTACGCTGTCGGAGACGTAGAAGGTGGCCGTATTCCCGGCGGCGCCGTTGTTGACGTCCAGCGTGGCTCTGAGCGCGATGTCGCGGTGGTTGGGCAGAGGCTCGGTAGCGGTGGCCGTGATGGTGGTACTCGACCCCGTGGCCGACCACCTCAGCAGCGGCACCAGGTCGTCACCGAGCATCAGTGCCCAGGAGCGCTGGTTGCCGGTGGAAAGGTACTTGGCGGCCAGCACCGTGCCGGTCGTGTCGGCCCTGGTCGAGCCGGTGGTTTCCGCCCCGGTGAAGACCGGCATACGCATGTGGATACGGATGTCGATATCGCCCACGATGTCCAGGGAGGCGTGGTCGGGCGTGCTGGCGTAGTCGCCTTCCTCGCCCGTCATCACCAGGCGCATGCCGGCGATACCGTCCACGCACTGCCTGAACGGGGTGTTGCGGCCGAGTTGACCGAAGTACGGGGAATTCGGGTTACGGTTGGAGAATCGGCCGTCACGGTTGTTCAGGCTGAACGTGCAGCGGCTCGCCTCGCCGCGCCCGGCCTCATTGGGTCGCGCGCGCGTGATGGTGACAGCCGCGTCGGAGCGCACGTAGGACGTGACGTCCACCCACGCGCCGTCGATGTACAGCTCGCTGGTGAGATCGAGCACCGTTGCCGGAAACGCCATCGCGGACCCCTACGCCTGTTGCAGGAAGGCGACGGGATCGCCTCCCGCCCGGTCGCGCACCCGCACCCGCAGGTACTCGATGATCAGATCCACGATGGCCTCGGTGGCGCCCGGTGCGGCCGATACTTCCGCCATGACGCCCCGCCCGATGCCGCCCGCACGCTCGGCCATGGCCTTGGACTGGCCGGCCGTGTGCACGGTCGAGCCATAGGGAAGGCTCACCAGCTCCGGCCCCTGCTCGCCCACCCAGACGTCGCCCCCGCGCGCGCCACCGGACGCGGCTCCGGTGATGCCGCCGTGCGCCATGGCCTGCCGGCTGAACACCGACCGGACGGTGTTAGTGGTCGTGTTGTTGACGTTGTAGTTGAGCGTCCTGGTGCCGGTCGGCATGCCCTCGATGATCTTGCGCAGGGCTGCCAGCTCGGCAGCGCTCGCCCCGGCTGCAGCGGCCTGCCTGTACAGGGTCTCGGCCAACGCGCGGGCTTTCATCGCGGCCACGGCTGGAGCGTCGCCCTGCTCGATGCAGGCGTTGTAGAAATCCCGGATGGCTTCTTCGGCAGCCCGGAGCGCGCGGGTGTTCTCGCGCCCGCCCTCGGTGCCGATGTCCCAGTTTTTACCGTTCTCCTTGATCGCCTCGCCGAATTCGTCCATGGCTTCCTCGACGGCCATCTGAGCGTCCTTGATGCCGAACAGGTGACCCATGAGCGCGTCATAGTCGCCCGCCAACTGCCGGGCCGCTCCGGCTGCGTCCTGCATCGCATCGGTGGCGCCCTCCGTGGCGCCCGTCATGGAATAGACGGCCGTGCGCGGGTTGTCGCCGAATGCATCCATGATGGCCCGGCCGATGCCCTGGATGTCACCCCGCGCGATGGCCCCGATGATGGTTCCAACCTTGTCGAACCATGTGTACACATTGGACAGTGCTTCGACCATGTTGCCGAGAAACCGGATCGTGGCAGAGATCCAGGTGACCATGTCCTCCATGAACCGTCCGGCACCCTCACTGCCGGCAGCGAAGGATTCGAACATGGACGAGATGGCGGCACCGATCTTCGGCAGCCCCCGTGACAAGACGTCGATGACCGGGCCGGACGCCTCAAGGGCTTTCGACAGGCCCGGTCCGACCTCACGGATCATGCCGCGTACGCCCTCGACCAACGGCTTGATGCTGCCGGCCAGGGGCGCCACCATGGCCGTGAGATCGAGCGCTCCGATCTCGCGGCCGATCTCACGGATACCGGCCTTCACCGGCTCGATGAACGGCCTGCCGGCCTGCAACATGATGTCTTTCATGTCGTCGCCGAACGTGACAGCGGCGCGCTTGACCGCCGGATCCTGGAACGCCCCGGCGATACCGAGTGCCAACCCGGCGCCACCGATAGCGCCGAGCCCAGCGGCGTTGGCACCGGCACCGATGATCGGGGACGCGGCCACGCCCACGTTGGTGGCAACGCCGGCCAGAATAGGCGTCTGCGCACCCCGGAGGTTCTTTCCCAGGTCGCCCAGGCTGGCCAGCCCCCCACCGGCCAAGCCCCTGAGTCCGCCGAGGCCGCCACCACCGTCGACGTCCACCTTCACCCGGACGCGCCGAACCCGGTTCAGCTTCACGTCGAGCGCCGTTACGGCGGTGTCGTCGACGTCGGTGGTCAGCTTGGGGTCAGGCAGGCCCCGGAGGTTGCGATGGAGGGTCGCGACGTCCTTCTTGAGCGCGTCGAGCTGTGCGCGCAGTTGCGTCCACATCGGGCCGGTGCGGTTGTCACCGGTCACCACGATCTCAACTTCGTTCAAGGTCGTCACCCCCTCCCAGATTCTCCAGTGCCAACAGGTACAACAGGCTTGCGTCTTCGTTCATGATCTGACTCGGCAGGCAGTTGAACCGTGCACACAGCTTGAGGATCGTCTGTGCCTGCGCTAGCTCGACGGGCTTTCGGACAATGCGTCCATGGGTATCGACCCCTCCGGGAACCTCTCGCCAGAGCCGGAGGGCCTCGACAAAGGGGCGGCAGGCGTGAGTACCGCCACGTTCCACTCCTGTGCGATGGCGCGCAGCGTCCGGCCGTCGAGCGTCAGCACGCCGTCCAGCGTGGCCGGTACGGCTACCGGCTCGCCGTCCGGACCTTCGTCAGTGATGTTCCAGCTCACCAGGAATTCGGCGACCTGCTCGGCCATCTGCCGAAGCTGGACCCGTAGATCGGCATCGGTGGCATCGCTGTCGGCCGAGCTCGCCTGCATGAATGCCAGGCTCTCGCCCACGCTGACGGGCCGGAAGACCACTTCCAGCCCACCCAACTCATGGTCTTCCGGCCAGATGATCCGGTAGTTCTTTCGTACGAACACTGGTACCCCTTCCCTCCCTGTCGATCCACTGTGGACGTTCCGCTTACGCCCAGGTGGGCACGGTCCCGTCCGCGAGCACACCGGGCGCCGTCCAGACCAGCGACCCATCCTGTGCCCGCGTCAGGCTGTAATCCGTGTACAGCAACTCCGCAGCCAGCGTCTGCCCACTGATCGTGAGCGTGGTGGTCCGCGCCACGCTGGTGGACGGGACCGTCTTGAACACGTCGTGGCTGGCGTCGGCAGCGTCGTTGAACACGCCGTTGAGTGTCACGCTCATGTCCGCCAGCAACAGGAGACGCTCCATCGCGCTCTTGTCGATGCCGGTCACATCCTGCACGCCGCGCGGCGTGCTGAACGTCAGGTTGGTCACGTCGTTCTTGATCGCTTTCGCTGCCCCCGCGCTGGTGTCCACGCTGCACGTGGTCCAGCCCATCCCGGTCTCTTTGGCCATTGCCTACTCCGTTCCTCTGATCAGTGCTTCCAGTCGGTCCAGCCGTCTGGCATGGGTGTCTTCCATCTTGTCGAGCCGTTGCAGGATCTCGGAGTTGTCGGCCGCCTCGCCGGCCCCCCAGTCCGTGAAGACGTTGGCGTACACGCTGGCCATCCAAACCACCTCGACCATGCCCGCCCAGCCGAGCGGGAACGCCGCGACGCCAAGCACCAACCATCCGATGGCACGGGCACGGTGTACCCACACGATCCGCGACGGCCGGCGCTTGCTCACGTGTCGTCCGGTGCCGTCTCGGACGAACAGACCACGAACGGGCGCAACCCGTTGGCGTACACGCCTTCCAGGTTGATTTCCCGCGCGTCGCCCGCCATCTCGACATACGCCACGGGAACCTCTCCGACCGCTAGATCGAGCACGATTCGGCGCACCTTGTTCGGATCTACGCCCAGCGACTCCAGTAGCCCGTTCAGCTCTCCGCCGATCAGCTTGCGACTCACCCCCGGTTCACCCTCTCTGCCAGTGCCGCCTGATGCTCGGCGAAATCCTCGACCCAGTGCTCCGGCCTGGCGTGTACGTGCACACCGCCCAGGTGGGCGCGCCAGTCGCCCAGGCGCGTGAGGTAGTGCGCGGGCCGGTCCAGCGGCACCCGGTGCTCTTCAAAGCACTTCTGCTCGGCCGGAAACATCAGCGTGACCAGTGCCTCGCCCGGCAGGCTCGCGTCCACGTACCGGCGTCCCGCGTGCATCCGGATGTAATTGAGCTGGCTGCGTCCCAGGGTGGTGGCCGGATCGATGATGGTCTTCCAGCCGTTCATGTGACGCGGGCACGCCACATCCTTGCAGGTGGCCACCCGCGTGTGCGTGGCGAGCGGACTGGAGATGGCGTACGTCTTGTACGCCTGTGCCGGCCCCTGTGGCTCCAGTCGGAATGGCTGGCGCATCAGAATGCCGTCGCGGTCGCGTTGACGGTGGCCATCACGACGAACGAGACGGCACTGAACGTGCCCGTGGTGACCACCCGTAGGTACTGCTCGACCGCCTGGACGCCGGACGTGGCGATCCGCTCGGACGTGAGGCCCGTGACCAGCGTGAAGCCACCCCCGGTGACGTCCGCGAAGGCGTCGCCCCCGCCGTTGTCGCTGGACTGCTGCAACTTGATCGTGACCGACGTCCCGGTGAAGCTGAACACGTGCAGATACGCCTGTAGCCCGAATGATCCGGGCACCAGGAAGTCGACCCCGGCACCGTTGGTGGCCGAGGCGTCAGCGCGCGGCCAGGCGGTGAGCAGGCTCCCCCACTCGATCCCGAAGCCGTTGGACTCGGCAGCGACCGATGCCGTCAGCGAGCCGTCCTGTCCGCGCGTAGGGTCGTACCCGATCTGTTTGGATACCTGAGACGCTGCCGGCGCCCCGATGGTCGATCCGCGTCCGTAGGTGGCGATGACATCGGTGACGGGCAGGCTACCCAGGCGCGGATGCGCCGCCCCGGCCGCCGGGTTGAAATAGGACGTGAACGCCATCCCGCCCGTACGAATGCCGCCCAGGCGCTCGAAGGCGCTCTTATTGATCGCCGTGACGTCGAGCGCGGCCGGGCCACCACCGATACGTGACAACGCCTGGATGTCGCCGGACAGGTCGTAGGCTCCGAGTGCGAACCGGTCGCCCATGCCCCCCTGCTTGGCCATCAGGTCCCCTCCTTGGCCGCCCGGTCGGCAGCCTCCCTCTGCTCGCGTGCGATCCGGTCGCGGTCGGCCGCCTGCTCGCGTGCCACCCGGTCCCGGTCAGCCTGACGGTCGTCGGTCATGGCACCTGCTCCCATGCGTCGTTGATGATCAGCGGGACGGTGATGTCCATGACCCGCATCAGCTTGCCACTCTGGTCGATGTATCCGGCCTGCGCGCCGAGTGCCTCACCGGACTGGCCCAGCAGGTCCACAGCCGCAACCGCGCCACCGAGAGTGAAATCCCCGGTGAAGGCGTTCATCAGCGCGTCCAGGCTGGACAGCATGGCCGGATCGATGGCGTCCTGTGGTTCGGCCAGCATGGGCGAAAACATCCGGATGGTGAACGTGACCACGGCCGACGTGGCGGCCAGGCCGGACTGGCGCGCGTACGGGCGGACCCGTTGCAGCCACAGAGCCGCCGTCACCCCGTTGCCGATGGCGCCTTTCGGTTCGTGGGTGTTGACCCGATCGAAGCGACCCAGCCTGAGCGCGGTGGAGGCCAGCGCGTCGGTCAGCGTCTGCGCGTCGATGCTCATCCGCCCATCCGTTCCAGGAAGGGAGGCAGGATCTCGGTAGCCAGGCTCACGGCCCGCTGGTTGGTCTGCTGACGCACGATCCGGAAACTCCGGTACCCCTTGAACCGGGTGGTGCGGTTACGCGACCCCGTGCCTTCCAGCCACGGCCCGTACACCATGCCGCCGTCATGCACGCGGGTACCACCAGCGGCCCGGTCGGTGCGTATCTGGGTCCAGTAGTACGGGGTGGGCTTGCGGATGACCTGGATGAGTTGACCGACCACGCGGTTACGCGCCCAGGTCGCTACGTGATCCTGTGCCGCCGTGGCGTAACGGCCGGCCTCGGCGTCGGCGCGCCGATCGAAGATCGGGCCATGGGCGCGCACGGTCAGGTCGTACATCAGGCACTGCTCCGGATGCGGGCCTTACGGCCGTGCGAGCAGTAGACCTGATTGCGGAGATCCCGGATGCCCCCCATGGTCACGTTGCGCACGCCTTCACCCGATCCGATGGTCCGGGCGAAGCCGGAGCGCTCCTGCTGGATCGCCCAGATGGCTTCAGCGATAGCCAGCGCGTTGACCGGGCCGGGCGGGGTGTAACGCCGGACGGCATCGGCAGCGCTGTGGGAGGCCGCCGTGGTTCCCAGTACGCCCCGGGTGACGGTGAGCCGGCGGGGTGCGTGGATGGCCGTGAACGCCGCGTGGCTGGCCAGGGTGGTCCCCTGCACGGCCCGCTTGACCACGAGGGTGTCGCCGGCCACGTCCTGGATCTGTACGCGCTCGCTGTCGACCAGCAGGATCTCGCCGGCCGTGTACGCGGCTCCGCTGACGGTCACGGCCATAGCCGTATCGGTCACGCTGGCGGTGTGTGAGCCGGCCAGTGTCTGGCCGGTGTAGAGCATGGCCCTAGCGTCCACGCTGACGCGCTCTGAGCCGATGGTGAGTACATCACCCACCCCCATGGCGGCGCCGTTGGTGACGTCGATCGTGGTGACGCTGGCGTTGCACAGAGCCGCGAGCGCACCGGCGGGCTCGGAGTCGTCACCGTAGCCGTACAGGCCGGTCACGCTCACGGCCCGCTGGTGGCTGGCACCCCCACCGAACGTGGCCGAGCTGGACAGGCTCAGCTCCAGGCGGTCGTACGGGGGGCCGGACGGGGACGGTTCGAGGTAGTACCCGCTCGCGCCGGGGGCGATGACGACGCCCGCACCGGTCACGGCGGAAGCCGAGATCAGTTCGTGCTCATCGAGCCACAGGCGGTACCCGCCGCCGGGCGCGGCGGCCGGCCACGGGAATTCCCGGGTGGCCAGGGTCGGGAAGAAGGCACGGTGACAGAGAGCCTGGACGGCCGACGTGGCGGAAGCACACGCGCGGTCGACCTGTGCGTGTGCACGCACAGAATCTGTCGAGTCCAGAGCATCCATGACGGATTCCCTGGTACATAGCCAAATGCCCATCTTCCTCGCCTTTGCATTCTGGCCCAGGGTGCCGTAGCTCCCGGAAGTTGGATCAACGTATGGAGTTGGCATCGGGCCACAGGCGGACTGGAGTGTCTGTGGCCCGATGGTGTGGTCAGCGTACAGGTCACAGACGGGCGGGCACAGGTACACAACACCCCGCCCCGGATTCGACGGGGCGGGGTGTGCGGACGGTCAGGCGGACTGGTGGCCGTCGACCGTCTTTCCCTACGGGGTGGGGAGGGAAGGCTTCCACCCGTCATAGGGACAGAACCACTCGCCGGAGGCGGATCGGCGTAGTGGTTCGCCATCGTTGGGACAGGCTACTTGTGGCTCTTGTGGCCGCTCGCGTGCTTCCCGCCGGTACTCGATGAGTTGTTGCCATCCGATGACGCATCACCCTTTCCGCCGTCGCCGTTGTCCATGAACGCCACCGAGGGGTCGCCTTTCAGATGGTCACCCTTGGTGGCGTCACGCTCGCCGGCCAGCAGCACCGACGACGGATCCTCGCCACGCCCGACGCGCTCGCGCTCCTCGT